TCTACGCGGATGTTTCGGAGGTCGGAGACTTCCGGGAGCTGGTGGATCGTGTCGAGGCCACCAAGAGGTGGTTCGCGAAGCTGCCCGCGAAGGTGCGGGCGGCGTTCGGGAACGATGCGGTCGCTCTCATGGATGCGATTGGGGACCCGGATCAGCAGGCGAAGCTCGAGGAGCTCGGGCTGATCGGGAAGAAGGTCGAGGAGGCGAAAGCCGAGCTCGGGGATGCGGCGGCCGGGAGTCCGCCGGCGTAGGCACACTGGGTACTTGATGTAAGTGTGCCAGATGACACCAAGGTTGTCTTGGTTCATCTGAGGGGGTGAGGGGGGGCCGTCATGGCCCCCCCTCTTTTCGCGTCCGGGTTCCACGTGTTGAACGTAAGTGCCCGAATGACGCGAGTTACTTCTTCTTCGTCTCCCCGCGCTCCTGGAGCTCCTTGAGCCCTGCGATGAGTTTCTGCGTCTGTTCGACGGCGCGGGTTTGGCGGATCAGTTTCGATTCCGCCCGGTTGATCTCCATTTGGATCTCGTGGAACGTGAGCATCATTCCTCCTTGGCCGTGAGGCCTTGAATTGCCCTGCACGCGCGGTATGCGCGTTGCAGATGTCTGACGATAAAGGCCTCGTCGCGTTCGCGCAAGTCGGATTTCCAGAGGAAGTCGTCGATGAGGCTGAGTTCGTTCGCGATGGTGGCGGCATAGTCGTTGACGTCCTGTGGTTTTTCCTTTCTCATGTTTGCCTCCCAGTTTGTGTTTGTGTTCTCTATTAAATATATCATGTCGCGTGCGCGTGCGCAATATGCGCGTGTGCGTGCGTATGTAAATCTTATGTAAAGCGGCTAAGCTGCGGGAGGCATCTCTCTTGTTGCATTTCACTTAGTGCGTGAGCTAATATTCCATTCCATTCACCCTCGATAGCGAGGTTTTCCATGCGAAGGTCCGGTATGGGTAGTTCCCATTCGAAGAAGGTGTTCTCTCGGGGTGCGCGTCGTGTGCACCCCAAGAACGTGGCCGGTCGCCCCATGCGGGGCGGTATCCGGCTTTAGTTGCCGTGTTTTCGTCCGCTCCAGGCGTATCGGATCGGTGGAGCGATCCGTTTTCAGAAGCCTCGGGGAGATTCCGAGGCGTTGCGTTTGCCGTGCGGTCGTTGCACCGGCTGTCGGTTAGAGCGGAGTCGGCAGTGGGCCGTGCGGTGTATGCACGAGGCCTCGCAGTGGGAAAACAATGTTTTCGTCACGCTGACGTATGATGAAGCTCATCTTCCGGAGGATCAGGGACTCGATGTTTCTGAGTTTCAACGTTTCGCGAAGCGCTTACGGAAGGCGCGGACGGGCGACAAAGTGCGGTATTTCCATTGCGGTGAGTATGGGGAGCATAATCTCCGTCCTCATTACCATGCGATCCTGTTCAACGTAGATTTTGCGGATAAGGTGCCGTGGCGCTCAGACACATTTCGGAGTGCGGAATTGGAGCGTTTGTGGCCCTTGGGTCACTCCGAGTTCGGGAGTGTGACGTTCGAATCCGCGGCCTACGTTGCGCGGTACTCGCTCAAGAAGTTGACGGGTCAGGCTGCGATCGAAGGGTATCGTCGGTTCCATCTTCGGACAGGCGAGGAAGTCACTGTAGCGCCGGAGTACGCCACGATGAGTCACGGCGTAGGCGCGTCGTGGCTGGAGCAGTATGCGGATGAAGTGTATCCGCTTGATCGTGTGGTTTCTCGTGGTCGTGAAGCAAAGCCTCCTCGGTACTACGATAAGAGACTCGCGGAGGTGGACCCGGTATTGGCTGTGGAGATTCGGACAGACCGGGCTCGTGATTTCAATCACGAGAACGCAACTGAGGCGCGGTTGCGGGTGCGTGAAGTGTGCGCGGAGAAGCGGTTAAACCTTTTCAAAGGAAGGTCCCTATGAAGGTCGGGTTCCTGGTGCTGTTGGCGGTGTACGACGCCAAGGTACAGTTGTTCATGCAGCCTTTTTTCGCGCGCTCGAGCGCGGAGGGGATGCGGATGTTCGCGGATGAGGCGAAGCGGCCCGACGGTCAGATCGGGCAGCATCCGGAGGATTTCAGCCTGCACAGGCTGGGCGAGGTGGATCAGACGAATGGGATGCTGATCCCCGAGGTGGCGCCGGTGCCGCTGGCTACTGCGCTCGAGCTGGTGGCGAGGCTGGAGGCGGTCTCGTGAGGATGCCCTCGGTGATGGGCCACACCTTCTCCCAGGTCCCGAGCGTTCAGATCCCGAGGTCGCAGTTCAGGCGCAATTGTGGGAACAAGTTCACGTTCGATGCGGGGTACCTCGTGCCGGTGTTCGTGGACGAGATCGTACCCGGCGACACGTTTGATTGCCGGATGACGGCGATCACGCGGATGCTGTCGCCGTTGGAGCGTCCGATCATGGACAACATGTTCCTCGAGTCGTTCTTCTTCTTCGTTCCGAACCGGTTGGTGTGGAACAACTGGCAGCATTTCTGTGGTGAGTTGACGGACCCGGGTGATCTCGGGACGGACTACACCATTCCCATCATGACCGCGACGACGGTCGCGGAGAGCTCGCTGGGCGACTATTTCGGTCTGCCCACGGTGGGACAGGCCCCGGGGGCCTTCGAGTTCAATTCGTTGCCGTTCAGGGCCTACAATCTGATCTACAACGAGTGGTTCCGTGATCAGAACCTGATCGACTCGGTGGTGGTCGATAAGGACGACGGGCCGGATGCCATCGCGGACTACGTGCTTCTGAAGCGCGGGAAGCGTCACGACTACTTCACGTCGTGTTTGCCCTGGCCGCAGAAGGGTACGGCGGTGAATTTGCCGCTGGGTACGTCGGCTCCGGTGTTCACGACGGGTGCCGATGCCGCGACCGTGGCAATCGGGCAGGGTGCTACGGCCGCGTCGGGGATCGCGGACCTCAATTCGTCGGGTGCTCAGTTGTTGGTGGGTGCGAACGCTCCGGCGTCGATCAACGTGTTTGCCGACCTGGCGGATGCCACGGCGGCGACGATCAATCAGCTGCGTCAGGCGTTCGCGGTGCAGCGCCTCCTCGAGCGGGACGCCCGAGGGGGTTCGCGGTATACGGAGATCGTGCGAGCTCACTTCGGTGTCGTGAGCCCGGACGCGCGTCTGCAGCGCCCCGAATACCTCGGTGGCGGCTCCACGATGATTCAGGTGTCGGAGATCCAGCAGAACAATCAGGCTGTGTCGGGTGCGGCCCTGGAGACCCCTTTGGGTACGCTGGCGGCTCAGGTGAAGGCCGGTGCGATGGGTCATGGCTTCGTGAAGTCGTTCACGGAGCACGGGTACGTGATCGGGATCATTTGCGTGCGTGCGGATCTGACGTACCAGCAGGGGATGGACCGGATGTGGTTCCGGCAGACTCGTGAGGATTTCTACTGGCCGGCGCTGTCGCATATCGGCGAGCAGGCGGTGCTGTCTCGTGAGATCTACACGGACGGGACGACGAACGACGACAACGCGGTGTTCGGCTATCAAGAGCGGTACGGGGAGTACAGGTACAAGCCGTCGAAGATCGGCGGGAAGCTGCGGTCTACGGCGACGGGTACGCTCGACATTTGGCATCTGTCGCAGGAGTTCTCGGCGCGTCCGACGCTGAATAAGGCGTTCATCGAAGAGGACCCGCCGCTGGATCGTGTGTCTGCGGTGTCTACCGAGCCGCATTTCGTGATCGACACGTATTTCGACTTGAACTGTGCCCGGCCGATGCCGTTGTTCGGCGTGCCGGGGATGATCGATCACTTCTAATGGATCCGATGACGCTGGGTCTCGTCTACGGCGGCGTCTCGAGTGCCGCCGGGTTGGCGCAAGGTCTGCTCGCGGGTGCGGGTTCGTGGCGTACGAATTACGAGAACCGCCAGCTCGTGCGGCAGCAGATGGCTTTCCAGGAGCGGATGTCGAACACGGCGTATCAACGCGCCGTTGGCGATGCGCGGAGCGCGGGGTTGAACCCCGCTCTGTTATACCAGCAGGGGGGCGCGAGCTCCCCCGCGGGGGCTTCGGCGCATATGGAAAATGCGCTCGGGGCTGGGGTGTCCGCCTATCAGCAAGCGAAGATGCAAGCGCAGGAAATGCGCGAGTCTCAGAGCAGGGCGGACTTGAACCGCGAACAGCGGTTGACGCAGTTGGATCAGCAGGATTACTTGCGTTCGCAGAAAGCGAACATGGATTTAGATACCGAGATTCGTCGGTATGAGTTGCCGTCCGCTCGTGCGATCGCTCGGACGTATGAGGGTCGCGTCGGTCAGGTGTTGTCGTTTGCGGATCGGTTGAAGTCGTTAGTTCCTTTGCAGCCGCTCCGGCTGCAGAGCAATTCCGCTCGTTCATTGAGGAGGTAGGCCGTGGGTACGTTCAACCAGTCGAGGCGTCCGACGGTGGATTGTTCGGTCATGCCCTCGAGGACGGTTCAGTCGGAGAAGCAGAGCTGCGACATCAACTACATCGTGTCGCAGTATCGGAAGACGGGCGTGTTGCCTC